TATTGTATCTACTCAAATTGTTGCAGGTGGATTTGGATATACTTGGGGAATCGTTGACTTGGGAAGTCTTCGTCCTGGTGGAAGTCTTCCAAATCCAGCAAAACTAATACCAATCATTCCCCCATCAAACGGGCATGGATATGACATTTATACTGAATTAGGAACAGATAAAGTATTAGTATATGCCAGATTTGATGACTCAACAAAAGATTTTCCAACTGATACCAAATTTGCTCAAGTTGGAATTATAAAAAATCCAACTACTTTTTCATCTGATACTGTTATCTTTACGGAAAATCAATATTCATCTCTAGGGGCGATTAAATTAACTTCAGGTTTTACTGGAACTCCAGTTATCGGAGAAGAAATGACTCAAACTGTAACCAATGGAACTGCAAGAGGTTATGTGGCTTCATATGATAGTGAAACTAAGGTATTAAAATATTTTCAAGATAGATCTTTATTTTTTGGAAATAGTTTAGATCAAACTGACCGAAATGATAACTCTAAAGTTTATAATTTTGAATCTTCGGCAAATCCTATCAGTCCATTTGCAGGATCTATTGATACTAGTTTTGGTTCTCTCACCCCAACAAATAAAGTTACTGTTGGAAATAAAGTTATAGATTTAGGAGTAACTTTTACAGCAGGTCTTGCAAATCCTGAGATAAATAAAAAGACAGGAGATATAATTTATATTGATAACAGACCCCTGGTAACAAGAGACATTAGACAAAAAGAAGACATTAAAATTATCCTGGAATTCTAAAAAAAAATGACACAGAAAACAGATTTAAACATCAATCCATATTATGATGACTTTGATTCTGAAAAGAATTTTTATAAAGTCTTGTTTAAACCAGGATATCCAGTACAGGCAAGAGAGCTAACAACTCTTCAATCTATTTTGCAGGATCAGGTAAAGTCTTTTGGAAGTCATATATTTAAAGAGGGATCGGTAGTTATTCCTGGAAATATTGCCTATGATGGAAATTTCAATTCCGTAAAACTTAATCCAACTAATTTTGGGGTTGATATTTCTATCTATATTAATAATTTTATTGGCAAAAAAATAACAGGGCAAATATCAGGAACAACAGCAATAATTCAATTTGTCGCGCTCCCTGATGGAGAAAATGTAGAGGATTTAACAATATATGTAAAATATTTGGATTCTGATAATAATTTTCAGTTTAATCCTTTTGAAGATGGAGAATCATTAGTTGCAGAAGAAAATATAACTTATGGCAACACTACTATTAATGCAGGAACTCCATTTGCATCATTAATACTATTGAACGCAACATCTGTAGGTTCTTCAGCATCTATTGGTGATGGAATTTATTTTATTAGAGGTTATTTTGTTAATGTATCTAAACAAACCATAATTTTAGATAATTATACAAATACACCTTCATATAGGGTTGGTCTAAAAATTGACGAATTAATTCTCAATGCTGGGGATGACAGTTCATTATACGACCCCTCTAAAGGATTTACAAACTACGCAGCACCTGGAGCAGATAGATTTAAGATTGATTTAACTCTAACAAAGAAATTAATATCAGATATTAATGATACTGATTTTGTTGAACTTTTGAGAGTTGAAAATGGAAAAATTAAAATAATTGAGCAAAAAAGTCAATATGATATAATTAAAGATTATATGGCAGAAAGAACTTATGATGAATCTGGTGATTATACTGTAGAGCCATTTAATCTGTCCGTAAATAATTCTTTAAATGATAGATTGGGTAATAACGGTTTGTTTTTTAATACAGAAATTACTGAACAAAAAAACACACCATCAGAAGACTTGATGTGTTTAAAAATATCCCCAGGAAAGGCTTATGTAAGGGGATATGATATAGAAAAAATTTCAACAACTATTATTGATGTTGATAAACCGAGAGATACTAAATCTATTCCAAATGTAAATATTCCCTTTGAGATGGGAAATATTATAGGAGTAAATAATGTATCTGGAACACCAAAACCAAAATACGCAATAGATTTATATAATCAACTCAATTCTACCGGATCCATAATTGGTAATGCACGAGTATATAGTTTTAGTTTAACTGATGCTGCCTATAGTAATGATATCACTAATTGGGATCTGTATCTTTATGATATTCAAACTTATACAACTCTTGTTCTAAATTCCACAATATCAAGTACAGAATTACCAGCAACATCATTTGTAAGGGGAAAAAGTAGCGGCGCTAGTGGATATGCAGTTTCTGCTGGTGGAGCATCTGATACAATCAGCCTAAGACAAACTTCCGGAACATTTTCAGTTGGAGAACAATTGATTATCAATGGTCTTGATTTTCCAAGAACTATCAAAACCGTAACTGCATATTCAACCGAAGATATTAAATCTGTAAAACAAACAACTGCAGTATCTGGTCTTCCAGTAGATTTTACCGCCGATTGTTTTCTTGAAAGATTTAGACTTCCAAATGGAGTGACTCAAGTAACTATCAGCGGAGGAAATACTGTAGTAAGTCCTGGAAAATTTTTCACTGGCATAAAAGTTAATTCAATTATTAGGTATCAAACTACCACAGGAGATGAGTCATTTAACAGAGTAACAGCAGTTTCTCCTGAAGGTACTTCATTAACTATTACTACAACTCCTGGAGTTTCTGGAATATATTCTGGTTCAGTTACAAACGGAACTTATAATAATATTTTCATTGGAGCACCAGTAATAAGAAATGAGAATTCTGGATTCCTATATGCACAGTTACCAGATCCTAATGTTTCTTCAGTAAATCTTTCAGATTCATTACTAACAATTTCTGAACAAATAACAGGAGAAACTACTGATTCTAATGGAGTATTAACATTTAACTTGTCAGCAGTTGCTGGTATTACTAGTGCATTTTTTACAACATTTGATGAAGAAAGATACTCAGTACACTATAATGATGGCAGTATCGGATCTGTAACTTCGGATCAATTTGTTTTGAGTGGAAATACGGTAACTATCAGTGGATTGTCCGCTTCTCAGTCAAATGTTGTCGTAAATGTCACATTAGTTAAAAATGGAATTCAAAGCAAAGTAAAAACATATAATAAAAGTAAAACTTTAACTGTAGCAAGATCGAAGTATCCACAATCAGGAACTGGTATTAGTTCTTCAATTGGGGATGGTCTTACATACAATCAATTTTATGGACTAAGAGTTCAAGATGAGGAAATATCATTAAATTACCCAGATGTGGTAAAAATTATTTCAGTTTATGAGTCATTTGATTCTTCAGCACCCACCTTAGATCAGATACAATTTGGCGCTAGTGCTAATGTATCGACAAATGCTATTATTGGTGAAAATATTTTAGGAAATAATAGTAAATCTATCGCAAGAGTTGTTTCAAGTCCATCTTCCAATATTCTTAGTGTAGTATATTTAAATTCAGAAAGATTTGAAGATTTGGAAACTGTTACATTCGAAGAATCAAATATAACTACAGAAATTGAAGCAATAACTCCAGGAAAGTATAAAGATATTACCAATTCATATAGACTTGATAAAGGGCAGAAAGATCAATATTACGACTATTCTAAAATTGTTAGGAATAAGAACACTACAGAGCCATCAAAACAACTTTTAGTTGTATTTGACTATTATTCGATTCCTTCTAATGATAGTGGCGATGTATTTACTGTGTTAAGTTATGACAAAGACCGATTTACACATGATGTTCCTTTCATTGGACCAAGATCTGTAAGATCTTCTGATACTTTAGATTTTAGACCAAGAGTTTCAATTTTTACCTCAGCTAGTTCTTCCCCATTTGATTTCTCATCAAGAACTTTAGAACCCACACGCATTTTATCACCAAATGAAAGTTCACTACTTGGTTACGATTATTACTTAGCAAGAATTGATAAATTATATCTTGATAAGAATAAAAACTTTATTCTAGAAAAAGGAATATCTTCAAATACCCCTAAGGCGCCAGATAAAAATGATGCGGTAATGGAAATTGCAACCATAAAATTACCACCATATCTTTATAATCCAGCAAATGCAGTAGTGACATTAAAGGATAATAGAAGATATACAATGAGAGATATTGGTTTAATTGAAGATAGGGTAGAAAACTTAGAGAGAGTTACTTCATTGTCTTTACTTGAAGTAAATACGCAGACTTTACAAATTCAAGATGCTGATGGCAATAATAGATTTAAGAGTGGATTTTTTGTAGATGATTTTAAAAATTATTCCTTCATTAATAGGGGATTATCTTCTATTAGAGTTAATACATCCACAAATGAAATAACACCGATTACTAGTAGAAATTCACTTAAATCACAAATTGCACCCGAATCTGCAGTTACTGATGAAAATTTAGATTTTTCGGAAAATTTTAAGTTACTAGATCCAAATGTTGTAAAAACAGGAAAAGCAGTAACTTTAAAGTATGAATCTACTGGATGGATAGAACAAGCATTTGCAACAACAGTTGAAAATGTAAATCCGTTTAATGTAATTGTTTATAGTGGTGATATTAAGTTAAGTCCGGAAATTGACAATTGGGTGAGAACAGTTCAACTTCCAGATAAAAATATTGACATAACATTAAATTCTAGTAGAACGCTTACTAACAATTTAACAAGTGATGTTTTTGTTACTCTAACACCGATTAATACTCAAACGAGTAAAACTGTTAATTTGCCAACTATAAGGGGAGGAGGTAATAGAACTGTAACGTCCTCAACTGATACTGTAACGTCCTCAACTGCCACTAATACTACTTCTACTATTTCAACAACTGAAAATTTTGATACCACAAGCAATACTGATACAACGATAAGAAATGTATTAATATCTTCATCTAAGGAATCATTTATGAGATCCAGAAATATTCAATTTTCTGCATCTAATATCAAACCATCTACACAATTTTATCAGTTTCTTGATGGAAATAGTGGAGTTGATTTTATTCCAAAATTAATTGAAATATCAAACCCATCTAAAGCATTTGTGGTTGGGGAAACCGTTGTGGGAACATTTGGTGGTAATAATTTAATTTCATTTAGAGTTGCAACACCAAATCATAAGTATGGTCCATATAATGCACCATCCACTACATATACAATTAACCCATATATTAGAACCGAATCCATAGCATCTGGATATAGTCAATCATCAAAAATTTTGAATATTGATACTGTTTCATTATCAGAAGAGGCTCAAGGAAAGTATTCTGGATATTTACTTAAGGGTATGCAATTGGTTGGTCAGACTAGTGGTGCTGTGGCAACTGTTGGTGATTTAAGACTTATTTCTGATAATTTTGGAGACTTGATTGGAACCTTTTATTTAAGAAATCCAAATACAATCCCAACTCCAACTGTAAGAATTTCTACTGGAACTAAAACATTTAAGTTGAGTTCAAGTTCAACAAACGATCCAGGTCTTCCAGGAAGTTCAGATACTTCAGTTGCCGAAACAAACTTCAATTCTGATGGTACGCTTGAACAGTGGGAAAATACTGTTACGGCAACTACTAAAAATCTAACAACAAAAACATCCACTAATCTTACAACAAATACAACAACTTCAGTAACAACGATAAACACTCATACTAGAACAACTATCCAGAGATTTGTAGACCCTCTTGCACAATCTTTTGTTGTTGGTGGAAATATAGAGGCTCCAGATTCTTCTAGAGAAGGATTGGCAACTGATGATTCTAATGGTGCCTTTTTAACTGCCGTTGATTTATTCTTTGCCAAAAAAGATAGTGGAAATGCTACGGTAAAAGTTGAAATAAGAACTGTAGAACTGGGAACACCCACAAGGATTGTTATTGGAAATTCGGTTACATTAAGACCAAGTGAAGTAAATGTTTCTTCAGATGCTTCTATTGCCACTAAAGTTACTTTTGATGAGCCAATTTATCTTCCACCTGGGAGAGAATATGCTGTTGTAATTATTTCAGAAAATAGTGATCAGTATGAGATGTGGACTGCGGTCATGGGAGAAAAAACTGTTAATACAAAAGATCTTCCAGATGTTAGTGCCGTCACTTATTCAAAACAGTTTGCGATGGGAAGTCTGTTTAAATCCCAAAATGGATCCATATGGACAGCAAACCAATATCAGGACCTTAAATTTAAACTTTATAAGGCACAATTTATTGAAAATCAACCAGGAACAGCATTTTTCTATAATCCAACATTGGATGAAAGTAATGGATATGTTCAGACATTAGAAAATAATCCATTAACAACATTACCCAGAACTGGTTCATTAGGAATTACCACAACAACAGATTCATCAGTAATCTCAAATTTAAGTAATGGTAGAAAAATTGTAGATGGAACAAAGAATTATGTTTATGGATATGTAAGTGGAACAGGGAGTGCAGTGGTAACAGTAGGATTAACTACGGGTGGAAGTAATTATGTTACGGATTCTAATGTAAGTACTTATAATATTACTGGAAATGGTTCTGGACTTGTGTTGAATATTACTGCCACTAATGGAACAATTACTGGAATAACAACTGCAAATTTAGGAAATGGATATGCGGTAGGAGATGTTGTTGGTATTGTAACTTCTACAGTAGGTACTGGAACTTCAGTGCGTGGACGTGATGCAAGAATTACAATTTCATCAATTACTGGAGTGGATACACTATACTTGGAAAATATTCAAGGGGATACTTTTACAGTTGGTGGTGGATTAAATTACTATGATAATTCCAATACAATAGTTTCTCTTGCAAGTACTGTAATTAGAAATTTTGCACCTTCAACTAATCAATATTCTGGAAATTATGTAAGAGTAGAACATTTCGATCACGGAATGTATGGAAATACAAATAAACTTAGAGTTTATGATACAGAATCTAGTACTGCACCAGTTACAATTACTTCATCTCTAACCTCAACATCAACAACAATTTCTGTTGCAATTGGAGATACTTCAAACTTTGCAACTTTTGAAGGAGTTTCCGTAAGTGGATCTAATCCTGGATATGCAAAAATTGGAAACGAAATAATTAAGTATGAGTCTATTGGTAGTGGATTCTTGGGTACTATTACCAGGGGTATTGATTCTACTATTTCAATTGATCATGGTATCAATAGTTTAATGTATAAGTATGAATTAAATGGAGTTTCATTACGCAGAATTAATACAACTCACGATATTAGTGATTTAGATATCGGATTGGATGGTTATTATTTGGAAATTGATAGAACTGCAAATGGAGTAGATAGAAGTGGTGATGGATCTCCTGCAGGAATGCCCCAACTGCAATTTACCTCCGAAGCAAACTTAGGAGGTTCTAAAGTTCTTGCAACTGAAAATATTCTTTATAGTTCCGTG